AGGGGGCATCCGCCCGCCACGGGGGGGAGCCTTCCCGCAGTCTGTACGGCGATGGGGAACGCGCTCCGGTGGTCGGCTGATGCCTGGGTACGGAGTCCCGAAGCCGCCCTCGCAGCGTCGGCGCAGGAACGCCGCTCCCGAGGTGACGCGGATTACGCCGGGCACGAAAGCCGACGCGCCCGAGATGCCCGGGGACTACGGCCCGCGCGGCGAGCGCTGGTGGCGCAACGTGTGGGCGCACCCGATCGCCGCAATCTGGGAAACGTGCGACCACCCCGCCGTCGAGCGCCTGGGATACCTGATCGACAAGGGCCCGGAGGCCAGCGCCTCGGAGATGGGCGAGGCGCGGCAGCTCGAGGACCGGCTCGGCCTCTCCCCGATGGCCCGCCGGCGCCTGCAATACGAGATCGACAAGGCGGCCGGGGCGACCGCCTCCGCCCCGGCCGCCCCCGCGAAGGACGACCGCTTTCTCCGGGTGGTCTCGTGAGCGCCCTCCGGATGGAGCGGACCCTCGGGCCCTGGGTCGCGTCGTGGATCGAAGCGAACCTCGTGCACGGCCCCGGCGACATTCAGGGGCAGGCGATCCGGCTCGATGATGAGCAGCTCCGCTTTATCTTCCGGGCCTACGAGATCGACGACAACGGCCGGCGCGTTACCAGGCGCGCGGTATTCAGCCGCCCGAAGGGCCGCGCGAAGTCCGAGTTGGCCGCGATGCTCGCGTGCTGCGAGCTCCTCGGGCCGTGCCGCTTCGCCGGGTGGGACGCCGACGGCCTGCCGATCGCTAAGCCGGTGGACTCGCCGGTCGTCCTCTGCGTGGCGACCGAGGAGGGGCAGGCCGGAAACGTATTCGACGCGATCGTGACCATGCTCCGCGAGGGCGCGGTCTCCGAGACACCCGGGCTCGACGTCGGCATCACCCGCATCTACGGACCCGGCGGCGGAGTGTGCCGGCCCGTGACCGCCGCGGCGAGCTCGAAGGACGGCGGGCGCGAGACGTTCGCCATCTTCGACGAGACCCACCTCTGGACCGGCCGCGAGCTTCACTCGCTCCACGACACGATCCGCCGCAACCTGGCGAAGCGAAAGGCCGCGGAGCCGTGGTCCCTCGAGGTCTCCACGATGTACGCGATGGGCGAGGGTTCGGTCGCCGAGGGTTCGCACAAGTTCGCCGAGGCCGTGCGCGAGGGGAAGATCGGCGGGAACGGCCTTCTCTTTGACCACCGGCAGGGGCCCGAGGGCTTCGACTACTCCGACGACGATCAGCTTCGCGCCGCGCTGGGCGACGCCTACGGCGACGCCTCCGAGTGGATGGACCTCGACCGCATGGTCTCTGAGGCCCGCGACCCGGCATCGCGCGAGGCCGACTTCCGGCGGTACTTCCTGAACCAGCCTACCCGGCCGGCCGACTCGTGGATCAGCGGCGACACCTGGCACGCGCTCATGGTCCCCGAGCTCACCTGCCCCGAGGGCTCCGAGGTATGGGTCGGATGCGACCTCTCGCTAAAGCACGATTCGACCGCCGTCTCGTGGGCGTGGATCGCCGAGGATGGGCGCGTCGGCGTCAAGTGCCACGTCATCTCCCCGCGCGAGAACGCGATCGCGCACGAGTACCACCCCGGGGGTATCGACCTGCTCCGCGTCGAGGAGCTCATCATCGACCTCTCGAAGCGCTACCACGTGCGCGCCGTGGTCTATGACCCGCGCTTTATGGAGCGCTCCGCGCAGGTGCTCTCGGAGGAGCACGGCCTCACGGTCGCGCCCATAAACCAGAGCTCCGTCGTGATGCTCCGGGCTTATCAGTCCTGGTATCAGGCCGTTCAGGAGGGCCGCGTCGCGCACGACGGCGACCGGGTGCTCGAGAAGCACGTGACCTCCACGGCCGCGATCGCCCAGGAGGGCGGCTGGAAGATTCGCAAGCTCCGGCAATCGCACCGGATCGACGCGCACGTCGCCGCCGTGATGGCCCACTCGCGCGCCGAGCACGACCGGACGCACGTCGAGGAGGCGAGCGTCTACGAAGATCGGGGGATTCTCACCCTATGACCATCTCAACCGTGCGCGACCTGCTCGTGCTGGGCGGCTTCGGCGCAATCGTCGCTGGGACCTGGCTCCTCGCGGGCCTCGGCGTCGCGCTCATCGTGCTCGGCGTGGTGCTTGCCGTCGCCGGCGCGGCCGCTGAGATCAGGGGCGGCGAGTGATCCTCCGCCGCCTGCTCGGCTCCGACGAGAGCCGCGCCATCACCACGGACAAGGTATTCCCCAGGACCGCGATCGGCGCCCCGGGAGTGGCCGCCGGTATGCAGGTCACGCCCGAGGCCGCGCTCAACTACTCCGACGTGTGGGCGTGCGTTCGCATCCTGTCCGCTACCGCCGGGACGATCCCGCTTCAGGTGTTCCGCCGGCAGGAGGACGGCCGCGATCGGGTGCTCGACTCCATCGCCGCCCGCCTGCTCTTGCGCCCGGCGCCCTACATGACCCCGAGCACCTTCATCTCGGGCGTGGTGACGCAGCTCGCGCTCTACGGAAACGCCTTCGTCACGAAGTACCGCGACCCGGGCCGCCCAGTTTCATTCGTCGGCCTGATCCACCCCTCCCGCGTGCAGGTGAAGGTCGAGGCGGGCGAGCCGATGTTTCACATCTCCCCGGGCTCGGGCGGGCTCGGAGCATCGGGCGAGTTCACCCGCCGCGACGTGATCCACGTCAAGACCTGGAGCCTCGACGGTATCGTCGGCCTCTCCCCGATCTCGTGCTCGCAGGCGATCGGCCTCGGCGCGCAGCTCCAGCGCTACGGCGCGCAGTTCTTCGCCAACAGCGCCCACCCCTCGGGCGTACTCCAGACCTCGCAGCGGCTCACCCCCGAGGCCGTGGACCGCCTAAAGGACTCGTGGTCCTCGAAGTTTCAGGGCGCCGAGAACGCCGCGAAGGTCGCCGTGCTCGAGGAGGGCCTCTCGTGGACGCCGATAACCCTCCCGCTCCACGATCAGGAGTTCCTCGCCCAGCGCCGCTACTCGGCACGAGAGATCGCCGCGATCTACGGCGTCCCGGGCCACCTCATCGGAGCCGAGACCGGCTCGAGTATGACGTACTCGAACGTCGAGCAGAGCACGCAGGCTTTCCTCGCTCACGCCTTGCAGCCGTACCTCAAGAGCATCGAGGAGGCCGTCGCGCAGGACGAGGACCTATTCCCCGTCGGCGGCCCGGACTACCCCGAGTTCATCCTTGACGCGATCCTCCGCCCGGACGCCCGGACGCGCGCGGAGGTCTACTCGACCGCCCTCGCCGGTGCGCCGTGGATGACGCCCTCCGAGGTCCGGCAGCGCGAGAACCTGGGACCGCTCCCCGACGAGATGGTGGTCCCCGGACCGCCCGAGCGCGACACCGCGGGGGCCGAGTAGTGGCCGACCTCACGCCTACGGGCGAGATGCGCGAGGAGGCCGCGAAGGGCCTCCGCTGGTACGCCGAGGACCTCGCCGGCGATGGCGTGGTCGCCTCGACGCTCACGTGGGCGAGGCGCATCGCCGCCGGCGACGAGCTCACGCCCGAGCGGGTGGTGACGATTCGCGCATGGCACGCGCGGCACGCCGTCGACCTGGAGGCGCCCGCGAACGCGAACCCCGACGACCCCGGCTATCCGGGCCCCGGCCGAGTGGCATCGGCCCTGTGGGGGGGACCTCCTGCGGCCGAATGGGCCGAGCGGAAGGTCGCCGAGCTCGAGCGCGAGGCGGAGGACGAGGCGCGCGGGCGTTATGAATCCGACGAGGAGGAGTCGTTCACCATGCAGCGCCGGGACCTCTCCGGCCCGGGGTGGTCGCCTCGGCAGGCCGCCCTCTACGACGTGCTCGAGCAGGTCGCAGACGTATTCGGCCCGTTCGACCTGGGCACTGGGCCGGACGGTATTCACTACATCCCCGCGGCGGATAACCCCTTCGCCTCCGAGGGCCTGAAGTGCTCCAACTGCGCCTTCTACCAGGGCGGCGGCGGGTGCGAGCTGGTGGGCGATGAGGTCCGCGTCGAGCCCGAGGCCGTGTGCAAGTTCTGGATCATTCCCGCCGAGCAGATCGCCAGCGCGGAGGATCAGGCCGCCCCGGTCGCCGAGATGGAGCAACCAGACGAGGCCCGTGAGCTCCCCGACGACTACCGGCTCGCGCTGGAGGACGACGTACCCGCCGGCCGCGCGTGCGGCAACTGCCGCTTCTACAACGAGAGCGACCGGCAGGACGACTCGGCACGCTGCACGCGGTGGGCGGAGTACGTGCGCGGCGATCACTACTGCGACGCCTGGGCAGGGATGAGCGACGCCGACGCCGCCGGCTACGGCATGAAGGACGAGGAGGAGGAGCGTGCGCTCGTGACCGCCGCTCCCTTCGTCGGTCCCGCGCTCGTGGCGCTGATCGGACCCCCGGGCTCCGGAAAAAGCACGTGGGCCCGGGCGGAGCTCCCCGACGCCGAGCGCGTCTCGCTGGAGGCAATCCGCACCGACGACGACGCCGACCGCGGGCAGGTGATCCGCGAGGCGATCTCGCGCACCTTCACCGTCCTCCGGGAGGGCCGCCTCGTAGTGTTCGACTCGACGCTCTCCTCGCCCGCGTTCCGTAAGCGCCTGCGGGGCATCGGCCGCCTGCTCGGCGTGCCGGTGCATGCGGTCGTATTCCGGACGCCGCTCGAGAAGCTTCTCGCCGCCCAGGAAGGCCGCGAGGCCCCGGTGCCGGCCGAGCGCGTGCGCGAGATGTACGAGGAGTACCAGGCGCAGTATGCGGCGATCCCGGGCGAGGGATGGGCAAGCGTGAGCACCGTCTCGCGCGAGGGCTCGCAGGAGCGCACCCGCGCGGTGGAGTTCGCCGAGCTTCGCGCCCGGCTGGCAGGTGAGACCCGCTCCCTCGAGGTCGCCGTGACCGAGTGCCGCGCCATGCCCGAGGAGGGCGGCGGCTTCACCATCGAGGGGCACGCCGCGGTATTCGACTCGGCCTCGTATCCCCTCCCGGACGGCCGCGGCGGGACGTTCGTCGAGCAGGTGAAGCGCGGCGCGTTTCGCTCATCGCTCCAGAACCCCGAGGGCCCGACCGCCTTCCTCGTAAATCACGATCCGAACCTGCTTCTCGCCTCCACCCACTCCGCGCCTCCGACGCTCGAGCTATGGGAGGACCCGAAGGGCCTCCGCCTGCGAGCCCGGGTGGCGCCGACGTCCTACGCCGACGACCTGCGGGTCCTTATGGAGCGCGGCGACGTCGCGGGAATGAGCTTCGGATTCACGGTCGAGGCCGATCGCTGGTGGCAGGACGCGCAGGGGCGCACCCGCCGCGACATTCAGCGAATTGGCCGCCTGACCGACGTCTCGATCGTCACGGCCTCGCCGGCATACCCCGAGCCGAGTTCCGAGATCACAAGTCGCGGGGCCGACGTGCCCCACGAGGAGGCCATCGCCTCCGACCCGATGGGTGGCCTCCCGGCCGCAGCTTCGGCGAACACCCGCCGCCACCGCCTCCGCCTCATGGAGCTCGGAGCGGCTAACCCTAAAGCGAAGGAGAACGACTGATGGGCGACGTTTCCGCCATCACGCGCCTCCACGAGCGGGGGCACGCCCTGAAGGGCGAGATGCGCGAGCTTCTCGACCTGGCAGACGCCGAGGAGCGCAGCCTCACCGCCGAGGAGGAGCAGAAGTTCGACCGTATCGCGGTCGACGTGGACAAGATCACGCAGGAGATCGAGCGCCGCGAGCGCGTCTCGTCCCTGCCGTTCGACGAGGCCCTCATCCGCGAGGCGACCACCGTCGAGCACGCCGCGACCCCGGCCATGCCGGAGGCCCGCGACCTGACGGTCGGCGGCGAGGAGTACCGCTCGCAGTTCTGGGCGGCCATGCGTGGCGCTGACGCCTCGGAGTACCGCGACCTTACGACCGCGACCGGCGGCTCGCCGTACGGTGGGTACACGGTCCCGCAGGACTTCGACTCGCAGATGTACGAGTACGCCCGCTTTCAGGGCGCGATCTCGACGTTCGCAACCACCATCACCACCGAGGGCGGCGGGACCCTGATCGTCCCGACCGTGGGCTCGACCTACGGAACGGCCGACCTCACCTCGGAGGCTTCGGCCTACTCCGAGAGCGATGACGTGTTCGGGCAGGTTTCGCTCGGCGCGTACAAGCTGACCCGCCTCGTGCAGGTCTCGCAGGAGCTCCTCCAGGACACCGGCGTCGACCTCGAGGGTTTCCTCGCCCGCAGCCTCGGCGAGAGCCTCATCGCTAAGGAGGAGGGCTACTTCGCCACCGGCACCGGCTCCTCGCAGCCGGGCGGCCTCTCGGCCTCCTCGGCCGGCAAGACCGCAGCCTCGGCCTCGGCCATCACCGCCGACGAGCTCGTGGACCTGTACCACTCGATCTCTCCGCCGTACCGCAGCCGTCCTAACTGCGTGTGGCTCGCCGCCGACAGCACCATCGCGGCGATCCGCAAGCTCAAGACGGGCGTGTCGGGGGATAACACCTACCTCTGGCAGCCGGGCCTCCTGGCCTCGCAGCCCGACACCCTGCTCGGGAAGCCGATCTACGCCCACCCGAACGTCGCCACGATCGCGGCCTCGGCGAAGGTCGTGCAGTTCGGCGACATGAGCGCCTTCTACATCCGCCGCGCCGGCGGGACCGTGATTCAGCGGCTCGACGAGCGTTACGCCGAGCTCGGCCTCGTGGGATTCATCGCCCACCGCCGCATCGACTCGGAGCTGGCGAACACCTCCGCCGTGAAGCACCTCGTCATGGCGGCCTCGTAGTAGCCGAAACCCTCACGGGTTCACGCGCGGGGCGGGCCTTCGGGTCCGCCCCGCGTCGTTTCGGCCGAAAGGACCTTATGAAGATCACCATTACGCAAAGCTGCGCCGGGCAGTACGACGGCACGACGTTCGCTTACCAGCCGGGCGACGAGGTAACGGTCCCGGACGCCCTGGGCGCGGACCTGATTCGCGCGGGCTACGCCGACGAAGCCGAGAAGCGCTCCGCGCCGAAGGCCGAGAAGCGCGTCCGCACCCCGAAGGAGACCCGCGGCTAGATGTCGGCCGTCGTCCAGCGTCGAGGACCGACCGGGCCCACGGGTCCGGCAGGAGCGACGGGATCACAAGGACCCACCGGGCCGCAGGGATCAACCGGCCCGCAGGGTAACGCCGGACCGACAGGCCCCACCGGCCCACAAGGCGTAACGGGTCCACAAGGCGCAACCGGCGCTGCCGGAGCACAAGGCGCAACCGGCCCGCAGGGGGCAACGGGACCGCAAGGTGCCACCGGGTCGCAGGGTGCAGCCGGCCCGCAGGGCGCTACCGGGGCAGACTCAACCGTGCCAGGGCCGCAGGGCGCAACCGGGGCGCAGGGGCCGCAGGGTTCAGCCGGTGCCAACGGCGCGACAGGGGCCACCGGGCCTACCGGGCCAACGGGCGCAACCGGCGCAACCGGCCCGCAAGGGCCAAAGGGCGACACTGGCGACACCGGAGCGCAGGGCGTTGCCGGTCCCGCAGGGGCAACCGGAGACACCGGGGCGACAGGCCCACAGGGGCCGCAGGGCGTAAAGGGCGACACCGGAGATACCGGGCCTGCAGGCGCAACCGGCGCGACCGGACCAACCGGCGCACAGGGCGCGACCGGAGCGCAAGGTGCCACCGGGTCGCAGGGCGCAGCCGGGGCGCAGGGCGCGACCGGCCCGCAGGGCGCTACCGGGGCAGACTCAACCGTGCCAGGCCCGCAGGGCGCAACCGGGCCGCAAGGCGCAACCGGGGCCGACTCAACCGTCCCCGGACCCACGGGTGCCACCGGACCTACCGGCGCAACCGGACCGCAGGGCGCAGGCGGGCCACAGGGCGCGGCTGGGGCGCAGGGCGCTACTGGCCCTCAGGGCGCTACCGGCGCTGACTCCACGGTCCCAGGGCCAACCGGCGCAACGGGTCCGACCGGGCCAACAGGCGCAACAGGCCCGACCGGCGCGCAGGGCACGGCAGGCGCACAGGGCGCAACCGGGCCGCAGGGGACACAGGGGAACACCGGCGACACCGGCCCGCAGGGAGATACCGGCCCGCAGGGGGCAACGGGTCCCCAAGGAGCAGCAGGCGCTCAGGGTGCCACGGGCGCTCAGGGTGCCACGGGCGCTCAGGGTGCCACGGGCGCAACCGGCGACACCGGACCCCAGGGCGCAACCGGCCCGCAGGGGGCACAGGGACCGCAGGGTGCAACAGGCGCTACCGGCCCCACGGGACCGCAGGGAGCAACCGGCGCAACTGGCGCTAACTCCACCGTGCCCGGCCCGACAGGCCCCACCGGACCCCAGGGCGCGACGGGACCGCAGGGCGCAACGGGCCCGCAGGGACCAACGGGTGCCGACTCCACGGTTGCAGGGCCGACTGGCCCCACGGGACCGCAGGGGGCAACTGGCGCGACGGGCGCTACTGGCGCACAGGGCGCACAAGGCCCGCAGGGTGCAAGCGGCGGCGGCGGGGGCATGTCCCTCATTGACTCGCAGACCTTCACCAGCAGCACCACCTACACCCTGCCGTCAGGCTCCCTGCTTGTGGTCATGGAGGCAGTTGCAGCGGGCGGCGGTGGTGGCGGCGGGCGCAAGAACACCGGCACGAATCAGGCCGGTGGTGGCGGGGGCGGTGGTGGTGGTGGCTATTACCGCGACACGCTTACCGCTGCGGAACTCGGTGGTGCGGGCGCGTCTGTCACCGTGACCATCGGCGCAGGCGGCACAGGTGGCCCAAACAACAGCAACGGTAACCACGGCGGCGATAGCCGGTTCGGGACGAGGTACTTCGCCGGGAGCAGGCGTGGCGCGGCCGGAACGACAAGCGGCGCAGGTGGAAACGGGGGCAGTTCCTTTTGCGTCATTGGGAACACCGGAACGACTGTCGGTTCCGCCACGGCGCCGCACGCTGCGGGACGCGGGGGAAACGGCGGAGGAACGAGCGGGCCGGGAGCAGGAGCGCGTAACTGGTACGGCGGCGGCGGTGGTGGTGGTGGTGGTGTCGCCACCGCATCAGCCGGTAACGGCCAAGCGGGTGGCCAGTCATCATCTGATCCAAGCGTTGCATTCGTCTTTTCACCAGCGGGGGGTGAGGAGTCCTACACAGGACAGTCAGGCGGCGGCGGTTCGTCTGGCACTGGCGGGAACGCTGGTGGAGCGGGTGCTGATAGGTCGGGCGGCGGTGGTGGTGGTTCGACGATTACCGCTTCGGCTACCGGGGGCGCGGGTGGCGCTGGCGCGACGCCGGGCGGCGGCGGTGGTGGCGGTGGTGGCGCTTCGGGGACATCAACCGCAGGCGGCACCGGCGGCGCTGGCGGTCGCGCCGAGATCAAGGTGTGGGTGTACGGATGACCTACCTGATCGTCCGTGACTCTGACGGCCTTGTGGTGAACGCAATCGTCTACGACGGCGAGGCCACCTACGACCCCGGCGACGGCTTCACCGTCTATCCGTGGGACGAGTACGCCCGCCCGTGGGTCGGCTGGACCCGCAACCCTGACGGCACCTGGACGGCTCCACCGGAGCCGGAGGATGAGGCATGAGCATCTACGCAACAGGCGGGGCGACTATCGAGGCGACCCTGTTCGCGCTGGAGAGCGGGCAGGTCGGCACCTACCGCGTGTCCATCCTCAATACGCCCGGCTCGACCTACTTCCTGAACCCGACGACCTCCGGGATCAGCGAAAGCCCGGCGAGCACGGGCCTCTATTCGTGGTCCGGCACCGCGCCCACCACGGTCGGGCAGTACTCGGTGGTCTGGGATGCGGGCACGACCTCCCAGGTGCTCGCCACCGAGGACCTCATCATCACCTCGACCGGAACGCAGCCGGTCCCGAGCGCCGGAAACAACCTCACTACCCGCGCAGCGGTTCAGACGTTCCTAGAGTCCGCCGACTCCTCGCGGAATGACGCGATCGACTCGGCCATCATCAACGCGAGCACCGCGATCACGCGCTACTGCGCCCGCGAGTTCGTCTCTACCGCGTCGGCGACCCGCACGTTTCCGGTAGACCCGAGCCTCACCCGCGGCCCGCTCGGTCCCTACATCGTGGACCTGGCTCCGTATGACCTCCGCACCGTCACGACGGCGCATCTCCACTACGGCACCGCCGATCAGGTCGCGCTGACGAGCGCGGATTACCTGCTTTGGCCCGAGAACGCCGCGGGGGGCACCTACACCGGACTTCTGATCCGCAGCGCCACGCAGGTAAAGGCGGGCGACCGCTTCTCAAGCTTCGGCACGGCCGAACTCCGGATCGCCGGCGCGTGGGGATTCGGCAGCATCCCGGCCGACGTCTCGTATGCCTGCATCCTCACCGTTGCCGGGTGGCTTCGCCGCGACGTGCCGGCGCTGGAGGCCGGGCTCGACGACCCGCGAATGGTGCTCCCGGATCAGCCGATGGGCCGCCGTATTCCCGGCGCCGCCCTCGCGCTCCTCGCGCCGTACCGGAGGATCCCGGTCTAGTGGCGACCTCGCGCCTCACCACGCTAAAGGCGAACATGAAAACGATGCTCGAGGCGCAGGCGGGCCTCTCGGGCGTGCTGGTTTCCTACGGCTGGCCGAAGGATCCCCGCCGCGAGCTCATCGTGCTCGGCGACGCGGAGATCACCCAGCAATACCGCGCGATCGGCGCGGCCGTGGGCGGGCTCTCGACCGCGAAGCGCGAGGAGATCGAGCTCACCCTGCTCGTGAGCGTGGTCGGCGAGACCACCGCGCAGCAGGCCACCACCGAGCGGGCGCTCACGCTCCTCGGGCACATCGAGACGGCGATCAGGACGGACCCCCGGGTCTCGGCCGCCGTAGAAGTCGCGCAGCTCTCGCGCTACCGCGTCGAGGAGCTCGTGAACGACACCGCGCGCGAAGCGCGGCTAACCGCCGTCGTATCCGCGACGGCCTACATCTAGGGAAAGGACCCGAGCCGTGGAGATCACCTACCAGGGCGAGCACTCAGGGGTATCGGTCGCCGTGGACGGTTCGACCTACTCCTTCCCCCGGGGCGTCCCCGTTGACGTCCCCGCCTCCGTCGCGCGCACGCTCGCGGAGGGTAACCCGACCATCTGGCGCACCACCGAGGCCGAGAAGCCGAAGAAGGCCGACAAGGCCGCGCCCATCTCTAAGGAGGCCTAGTGCCTGTCTCATCTCTGGCCTCGGGGCTCGGCAGCTCCGCGGGCTTCGGCGTCGAATCGACCTATGGAACGTCCGTCACGCCGACAAACTTCCTCGCCACTACCTCGCAGTCCCTCTCGCTCGACGTCGAGCACATTATGAGCGAGGGCATCCGTAGCGGTCGCGCCGTTCAGGACGTAAACCGCTACGTGGTGAACAAGAAGGGCACCTCCGGCTCGATCGAGTTCGACGCCGAGGCTAACGGTATGGGCCTCCTGCTCCGGCACATGATCGGAGACGAGCGCGCCTACGGCACGACAAAGACGACCGTTAGCTCGGGCGTCTATTCGTACTCCTTCCGCCCCGGAACGCTGATGACCTCCTCGTCTCTGACCTGGCAGCTCGGCATCGCCGATCGCGGCGGCACCGTGCGGACCGGCAACGTCCCCGGCTCGGTTATCTCCGAGTGGGAGGTCTCGAACGAGATCGACGGCCTGCTCACGAGCTCGCTCACGATCGCCGGGCGCGATTGGGTCCCGTCGTCGGCCGACCGTCAGGCGCCGGCCTACGCGACCGGGACGGAGCTTTTCAGCTTCGCCGGCGGCGCCGTGACCGTGGGCGCGACCTCCGCCGAGGTCCGCAGCGTGTCGATCGCCTGTAATCACGGCCTCGACCTGGAGCGCTACCAGATCGCCTCGAGCACCCTTCGCTCGCAGCCGGTCCAGAACGCGCGCCGCGAGATCACCGGCTCGGTCGAGCTGGAGTTCGGAGCGGGCCCCGGCACCTGGGCGACCGACTCGCTGATGGACAAGTACCGCGCCGGGACCGTGGTCGCGCTGGTGGCGACCTGGACGGGCGGCACGGCGATCTCGGGCACCTACTACCCGTCGATCAGCTTCTCCCTTCCGAAGTGCCTCATCACGTCGGCGACGCCGACCGTGGAGGGCCCCGACATGGTGATGCAGACGGTCGAGTTTATGGCGCTCGAGGACAACGCGAACAGCGTCGAGCCCCTGACCGTCACGTACCAGAGCTCGGAGAACCTCACCTAACCCGTGGCCGCCGGGACGATCCGCGTCGAGGGGCTGGACGCCCTGATACGCGACCTAAGCCGTATGGACCGGGAGCTCGGGCGCGATGTCCAGCGCGAGCTCCAGGCCGCGGCGCGGATCGTCTCGGAGGACGCCAAAAGTCAGGTCCGACAGATGGGCCTCGATGGGACCGGGAACATGGAGCGATCCATCCGGCCCCGCGTTACCCGGCGCTCGACGGCGATCGTCGAGGCCCGGCGCAGTTACTACCGGCGGTACTACTACGCCCCGATCTATCACTTCGGAACCTTCGGGACGAAGCCAAAGCGGTCGGGCGTTCCATTCATGTATCTGGCCCTCGAGCGTAAGCAGGGCGAGGTCGTGCGGCACCTGGACGAGATGCTCGGTCGTCTCGTCGCCGGCGGCCTCGGGGGGCGCTCGGGCCTCTAAGCGGGAGGCGGACACTATGGCGACGGCGATGCTCGGCGAGCTCACCATCGACGGCAAGACATACGCGCTCGACGATCTCACGCTCGGCGAGCTGGAGGCCCTCGAGGATCACATGGGCCTACCGATCGGGCAGATCGACCTCAACA